CGTCATCCATTATCTCATTAATCTTAGTATGAGTATCACGGATGGGAGTAGTACCATCTATTGTCGTGTCTGTTGTAAATTCAGGTGCTATATATGCCATATTAATTTCCTTTGTATAATTATATCAAAATATTTACGTTGTTATTTTTATATGACTACCTGTATTTAAAGTAGCATCAAACTTAATGTTACCTACAACACTACCAGGTATAGCTAACGTGCTTGAATATGTATTCCCACCATTGTCATCAACAAAATAATAGTTAAGGACAGCAAGTTGTCTCGTAGTTGTTGCCCCAATCTTTGACAACCTTATTGTCCCAACCATTCTATCAACTGTACCAACTCTGTTTGGAACATTAAATCCACCAACATATCCATACCCAGTAGAGTCATAAAACTTTATTATTGGATTTGTATCTGTCATTTCTAAATAAAAATCTATTAGTATCTCTGATGTCGATGAGTACGAAATAGGATATAGTACCTCACCACCTGAGATGTCGGACTGTACAGTTACGGTAGTTAATGGTGCATAAGTTTCAGACAGCTTAACATCATTATCATATAAATTACCACTAGTATCAATAACAGTTTTCCCACTTAACTTCATACCACCAGAACTTTTATTAACCCCCTGTGCGTAAAACTCAAGTTCAAATAGTTGGTTAGAAAAATCCCATTTATACGATGAATAAAGAGTACCTAAATAATAATCAAGTTGGTCAGCCATTACAATATGATGAGTTGTTAAATCTATGTACTGATTAACATCATATCTATCATAGTATCTTTCTAATACTGTTGGTGTAGATATACCTTTTGATGTGATAACAAACCCATCAAAAAAGCTCTTATTAAAGTCTCCTGAATCATATATCGCATTTACTTGAAATGTACCATTTGATGGATTTAATGCAAGGTATGTTTGGTTAGCATCCGCCATCTTAAAGCTACCATCTGTCTTAATACTGAGAGTCTCAACACTACCAACTTTACCAGTTATACCATCCGAATTTATGATGATACCATCCGTAGTTGGATTTGTACCAACTTGTATAACCGCACTCTCTTTAACTTCATACGTTACATTTGTAATAGTACCTGCTGAGAAAGTAGGACTTGAACCATCGGTAGGTATATTGAAAGTAGTTTTAGCTAATGTATCAGAATAGCCTCTTAATCCAGCACTATCCATAACAACATAATTACTACCATTATCAACTCTCACTTCTCCACTAGACTTTAGTGAAACATTGCCACCAGTTAATGCAGTTGCACCTAAAGTCCATCCACCTATAGAACCGACTGTTGAATTGATAGTCCCATCTATTGTTAATGTGTCGCTACTTGCGTCCCAAGACAGTCCATTATCAGTCCCTTTTAAATAAAAGTTACCACTAGAATCGAGATATGATGACCAACTAGTTGCTAAAGATGGATTACCATTAACATAACCCATTTTATTACTACCTAAATACAAGCCTGAATAAGATGTTGGTGTACTAGTTGCGTTCATCTCTATAGTTGAACCTACGCCTATATAAGAAGAGTCTGTAGGTAACTTAGATGCTGAATTTAAAGCACCGTTAGTAAAGTAGCTAAATGCTGTAGCACCACTTGAAGCGTTGGACTGTACAGTAGATGCTAAAACACCATTCACCTTACTTGTATCCGCTGAGGTGTTTGCTGATGTTTTATCTGCTATTAAATCCCAGTGTGACGTATTTGTAGTAACATTCTTAGCTTTTGCTGTGTTTGCTTGATATACAACGTCATCCTCTACCCATAAGTCTCCAACATCATAAGCTTCCCCATAGAGAGGTTCAGCTTTAAATATCCTAAGCATATTATCATTCAAAGCATCTTCATTATCTTGTGCTAAATTATAAGCAGCTTGAGCAACTGTATCAGTAGGTATTAACAACCAACTATAAACAGTTCCATTCTTAATAAATCTCCAAGTGTCTCCATCAACTGTATTAGTAAACGTATCCCCTATATGTGTATCTCTTTCAGCATCATCAGCCCATGTGCTATACGGAGCATTTAGCAGTGTTGGGTCGTATGTTTCATAGTAATAATCTATAGTATTTGCATCTATAACAGCTTGGTTAATCTCACTATCAACTTGAGCTTTTGTATAGACATCCGAACCAGAACCGACAACTATCTTCCCTTGAACTGTTAAGGCACTACCACTCCATTCTATAAAGTTACCACCATCTCCATAAAACTTAAAGCTACCATCAGCTTTAATATAAGATACAGTTGTACCAGTATTGTCAACATAACCTACTTGTTCATTTGTTACAATCACTGATGGTTGTGATACTACATTAGATGTTGGTAAATCTATTGTAGGTATATATTTAATTGAAGTATTAGCTATCGGATTATTGAAGTCTCCAACAGCGTATAGTCCAGTTAATCGCTCTACACTACACGTATAGATAGACTCTCCATCTAACCATAAATCTCCTAGACTATATGGAGTAAATGGTTCTTTGTTAAATATCCTAACATTATTGTCTTCAGCTATCGCAGTGGCATTAACTTGTCCAAGTAGCTTTTGGATTAAGCTAACTTCCCCAGCATGACATAAAGTCCACGTGCCACCTAATTCAGGATTATAATAAAAGAAAGCATACTCATTAACATCAGCATTAAAGTTCTCAAAACTCATAGTATCTAATTCAATTGAGTTATAAGTTAAAAAGTCTACTGTTAAATTACCTACCTTAACCTTCCATAAGTCATAAGCTTCAGCACTACTAACATCAGCACCTATACCAAAGAATATAGTTAAATCCCCATCAAGAAATGCCTGTTCAATTAAAGCAGTGTCTCTAAGCACCCATCTATCTGATGGCTCTCTCAATGTAGCATCTATTGTTACTGGTTCACTATGTATACCTGATGTATCTACCGCACGGACTGTAGCTTTATAAGTCCCAACATATAAGTGATTTACCACATAACTATTAGTGAGTGACGTATTAACTTGCCCATTTATTTCTATTACGTAAAATGCTATGTCTATCTCAGGACTTTTGTTCCAACTTAATATTAAAGCTCCATTAGAACTATGGGATGTTAACCCTGTAACTGGTTCTGGTACAGCCATTTTACCCATTATATGATACCGAATAGGAGTATCCACACCAGTTGAACCTTCGGCAGATACATATACGTTATATGGGATTCCACCATTTGGTATAGGCTCATCATAATCAAAAGTATAAGATGTAGACTCAATACCTGTAAATTTCATAGCACTACCAAGTGTTCTCCAAAAAGGGTCTAATTGTACAGTATACTTAGTTTGTGACTTAGCAGAACTATTCCAATTCACAGTAACTCTAGTTATTACAGTTCCATCCTGTAACTTAACTAATGACTCACTAACAGTTATCCCAAATACACTCACATCTTCTTTTACTTTTGGACTTACTATATTGATTAAATCATTATCATAGTCAAAGTCTAAAATAGATTCATTATACTCAATCGCAGTTATGCTTCTTGTTTGCTCACTATCTCTTGAAATATCAATAATTCTAGCTTCGATAATATCATCTGAACCACTTGTAACTTCACCTATCGAGAATATATCTCCAACACCATTAGCTACATCCAGATTGACTATGTTAGTAGTTTTGTCTACTGATGTTGATATTGTAGCTGTTCCTATAATATCAGTACCACTTCTTCTAACTCTAACTTTGTAGAGTTTACCTGCAAGTAGTGTTACCTCTTGACTAAGCACAGAGTTATCCCCATCAATAGCTTCTACTCTACCACCAACTCCCCACTCAGGTATAGAGTTACTAATAGCAACTACATCTCCAACTGTACACGCTATAGCATCAATACTCGCTTTAAAATTCATTGTGCGTTTAATATACTTATTTTGAGCAAGTAAATACCTACCATGAGTTATAGCCTGTAACTGTGTAGTAGCTCCAATTAGTTGCATTGTTGTCTTATTAGGAGCTAATCCACCACTTTCAACGACAGTATCAATAATATTTATTTGATTCATTTCCCCATTAAGTGCATTATCGGCATATTGAATCTCTATCTCACTAGCCATATCTTCAACACCTAAGTAGGTTATTGAGAAACTATCATCAAGTATATTAGCATCATTGAATAGCTGGGTGACTTGTGTTGGTTTATCTACAACAGGGCTATATTTTGTCCCTCGTATAACCATTTGACCACGACCAACTTTAGCAACCTTTTGCATTGAATCCCATAGGTTAGATTGAGTATCTAACACACCATTGAACTTCAACATATTTGTATCAAAGTAGGTGTCGTCATACATCAGTATTAATAAATCGTCTACAATTACACTTGTCTTTAATGTAGTTGCATCAGGAGCATACATCTTAAACGTTATTCTAAAATCCTTTTGCTTTGATGTGGAGTTATATACATAATCAAATGTGTGAATATCATTTTTTGTAAATGTACCTGAAAAACTACCATTAGCTAGTGAGATAGTAAATGCGATGTTCTCAAAAATATCCATTGAAGTAATATTTGAAGGTAGAGCATCAGCTTTTAGTATAAGATAAACATACAGATGGTCAGGTACATTATTATTATCGGCTGGTAGTTTAGATGCTGCTACACTTGTCGCATGATTAGTATTCCAAGATAATGTCTTAATTGGTTCCATATCACTAAAACAAAACTTACCCCACTCATTAAAAGCATTTGTATCTATATTTGCAACATCAATACCAGCACCATAATGTCTGTTTGTAAGCATATCTAACACCGCATTTGAAGGGTTGCTAGTTTCTTTCACTACTCCATTTATAGTGATTGGCTTTCTTGAGACTTTGAATTTAAAATTAGGTTCTCCAGATAAGTTATCTGTAGCTTTTATTCTAATACCAACCATAGCAATACCGCCATAGTTAATATCTTCTGTATTTACTTCAGATACGTAACTAAGATACATGTCATTGAATAGTCTTGAGTTAATCGGAAGGTTATCCGCAGTTATTCTAGTAACCCTTATCTTGTATTTACCAGCCGTCAATACATCAGTTGTATAAGACTTCTTATATGCTTGTGTGCTCGATGCTGTGACACTAAGTGTATTTATTTCCTCAATGTACGTTTCTGTAGTTACCTTATATAAAGTATACGCATTCCCATCTAATATGTGTTTCTTAAAGTTAAGATTAGTGTATAACTGAAGAGTATTAGGGTCAACATCCCAAGCATCAATAAAATCAGCATCAGTATCATAAATAATAGGTGTCGGTGCAATACAATCGAAAAAACATAAAGACCAAGGTATAAGCTTCCATACATAACCTGTCTCTTTAGCCTCATCAGATACACCATAAAAGTCTTGCCAGTCATCAGTACCATCAAGAGCATAAGCAATTTTAAATTGCACTGATGCTGGACCGTTAGTACCAGCATCAGTAATTGCCCTTAGACCTTGAGCAAAGTTAATAACAACTTCAAGTTTATCAATATTTGAACTCTCTGTAAGTTGTTCAACTGGATTATCTTGTGTTACTTTTACTGGGATAGACGTTAATACGCTAGTGTCTCCAAAACCATCCATTACTGTTTGGTCAAATGCACCATTTCTAAAGTCAAGATATGCTGTCTTTACAGATACATCGTCTATAATTTGTGTTGAGTAATTAAGAAAAGGACTATTATTTATTAAGATGTCTGTTTCATCTATTGCATAAATTTCCCCATGACATAAAGCAACTTGTACATTAAGCCACTCATCTGTGCCGTCATAGGTAATATATTTATTGATTATAGTTCCACCAACCCAAGCTGTACCATATAAAACTGGTATTGGACTATTAGGTTGTTGTGAAGTTTGTAAACCACTCCATGAGTAAGTAGGGCTTTCTTGAGTACCAGAACCACCTAAAGCTGGTAAGTTTGGCATATCAGGCTTAAATGCTGATTGGATAAGCATTGAGCCACCAATCATTACAGCGGCAGTAGCTCCCATAATCATAGCTCCACTTAATCCACCTATAGCCATAGCTGTACCCATCCCCATAGCCGTACCAGCCATACCCATCATAGCACCTACAGCATACGGAGCAACTACAACTAGTGCTATCATAGCAATAGTAGCTAAAATATTCTTACTACCACCGCCACCACCAGCCACATACGGACTTATAATTATGGTTGAGTTACAAGGTACTATCTCATCCCACTCATACACTATTACACCATTTAGTGATACAACAGCATCAATATCTGCATCTAAGTCTATATACTCACGTAAAGGTCTACCATCTAGTGTAACACTTCTTTTCATGTCTTTTAGAGGGTCAAACGGATTAACTATCTCATTTACACATACTGTACCAAATCTTACTAATTTATTTTCCGATGTATTCATAATATCCAACTATCCTTTTCTCCCAAACTGGGCTATTGATTGATTCTAATGTGACTCTAGTGTCTTTAAGTATATGTAAAAACTTAGTGTCACTTATCATATAACCTATATGTTGTATTTTACCCATAATTTTGAATACAATCAATGAGTTCTTCTTTGCAACGACTTGTTTGTACTTAGATTTATTGTTCATATTTGAATCAAATACACTATTTACAAAGTCAAGTGGTACATTGTCATAGTTTATATTTCCAACATTTACATTATTGTCTTTACCAATTAACTGACATAAACCAATACAGTCTAAGCCTTCAGTATCTGAGCCTCTATACTTGTATGGTATATTTAAATACTTAACGTATTGCACTTGATGGTATCCCTTGGAAAGCTAAGAATGGTAAACCAATGTTAGTACCATTTGAATTAACCCTACCTGTAGGGAACTTCTCTTTACATGCAGTTAGTGTTTTAGAGCAGGTTGTATCAGCACCAACGTAAGTACAAGCTTCTCCATCTTTGAACGTTCTTTGACAAAAGTTACTTGCGTATTTCTGTCTTGGAAATTGTTTCATCATTGGATTGTTTACACCACATGAAAAGTTAGCCCACATTCTATCGCAACTAACATTTAGTGACTTAGCATTAAACTCAATCTCTGGAGCATCGTTAGGTCTAAGGCTTGAAACAACACTTATCTTAACATCCCAACCACTACCAAAATTAGCTGACTTTAATGAGTCATCATCGTAATAGTATATATCTTCTTCTATCTTCTTTTGAATAACTCTGTCTATATTTGATACTTGTAATGTAAATGATGGTAATGAACCACTACTTGTTTCAGTTACATCAGTTAACTCAAACGGGAACGCTTGATATAGCTGACCATTTATTGTTACATCTTCATTATTGTTAACTAAATATAAATACGGAGTTGATGTGTCACTAGGGCGAGTTAATGTAACTAATACTAACCAAGCACCAGTTGATTCAATTTTGTTCTTTTCTTCTATAAGGTTATCTGTTAATAATATTGGCATTTTAAACTTCCATTAATTTAAATGATTTAACGTCATAATGATTTGGAAATGTAGCTGTTTTTGTACCCGATATTGGAGTCATAAATCTAACTGTGTATAATGACGAATCATTTACATCATCAGGATCGTACAGTGGGTTTATCCATTGAAAACTTACAACTGTACCCATAGTATCATAATACTCTTTTAATAATAGAAAGTCAGCATCTTTTAACTTTGTAGGTTGCACGGTAAACTCACGTCTGGTTTTTGTAAACCTTCGTCTTGCAATCACTTTCCCATCTTGAGGACTTGATTTTATCTCATTACTTTCATAATCGGTTAATATACTCTTATATGTTATTGTTGGGAAAGCCATATTTTTATCCTATTGAACTTTTTAATGCGTTTCTAAAACCTGAGTTTGTTTGAATATTCTTCATAACAATGTTTATCACTTTTGTTTCTTCTCCACGCTCATCTGTTTTTAACATTTCACTTATCATACTCGCATCAATTTCTTGACTAGTATTATTCTCAATGTTTATTATAACATTAGATGAACCACCTATAGCTTTAACTCCTAAATCTCCATCAGAAGTTCGTGTCAATGGTAATATAGCTTCGTGACCTGCTTCGCCCATAATACCTAAGTTTGAATTGGGAACACCACCTGATGCAAACATAAATGGTGTAGGTGTAGAGACTACCGTGTTTGAGTGAGCAGATAGCGAAGGGCTTCCTGAAAAAGAGTCTCCTTTAGCAAACATCATACCTGTCGCCATACCTGTGACACCACTAACTAGTGGTTTTATGATAGCCATCTTTATCATTTGTTGCATTATTTGATTCAATACATCTTGAGCTAAATCCCCGAAATCTAGGAAACCATCAGAAGTCATGTCGAAAAAGTCCTGCATAGAACTTTCCATAGCATCTGCGGCATTCTTAATAACCGTACTCATCATACTATAACCATCCACTAATTTTCCGTGTAATGTATTTTCTAGGTTTAGTCTTTTTTCATACTGAGTTTTAGTTAACTTACCTATCTTGTATAAATGTTCAATCTCATCCAATCTATCTTGATGATTGAGTTCAGCCAATGCTAACTTTCTTTCCCGCTCATCGGAAATTAAACCTATAGATAGTTTTCGTAATGTCTTTTCAGCTTCATAATCTTTTCTACTCTGAGCATAATTAGCTTCTGAGTCCTTCTTTATCTGAGCATCTGACAGTGCTGAGGTTTCCGCTACAAACCTTTCAAATAATATCTTTTTAGAGTCTTTTAAACCTTTATACAATTCAAGGTCTTTTCGATATTGTTGTTCCAATACCGTTTGTGCTTTATCTAAGCCACCCAACCCTGTAGTTTCTTGTATATTAGATAGTTGTAGTTTTAGGTCTGCTGTTTTTTTAGCTTTTGCGATTTCAGCTTTATTGGCTTTATCAACCTCATCGGCTTTCTGTAAACGTAATGTAATACCAGCTGTGATGAACTCATTAGATATTCTAGTTAATGCAGCATCCCTAGCTTTAGCAATCCGTATCTGAGCATCGCTACCTTTTTGATGACTCGCTGTTAAATGTTCATACAATGCATCAATGGATTTCACAGTCTGTTCGGTATTACTTATAGAGCCATCTTTATTTAGTCCAATTTGAGAGAACAACATACCAGATCTAGTTGCCCTTTTTTCATCTTCAAAGTTAGTTAACTTATTGTAAGCTTTTATATATTCATCAACAAAACTATCTATATTATTGACTTCTTTATTCGCTTTCTGTAAACCATCCCCATTAAACATATTATAAATAGTAGCCGCAGGATTTATACCAATAATGTGTCGCAAAGCCAATACATTTTCAAGAGACTTAGTTATCGTAATTAGAGATACATTCACACCCAATAATGTAGTTTGCCACAAACTCATATCTTCAGTTATAGCATTTATAGATTCAGATGCATTTTCCGATAATACAGATAAGAAATCCCCCATAGCCTTAGTTAACATATTCATTGAAGGTGCTATGTTCTCAAAAGATATTTTCGCAGACGTATATATATCAATGAAAGTTTCAGAAATATCAGCACCATCCTTACGCAAGACATCTGCTAGATCTTTAAATGCTTGTTTAAAATCGTCAAATATAGGTTCAGATGAAGCTTTCTGAATTATCTGAATTTCAGCAACTAATTTATTTAAGTTCTTATCGAAGGTTTCTATGTTCTCCAAAACTTCAAATGGTATAAGTTTCTCATTGAATAAATCACGTAAACCATTTACACTTTTCTTTGCCTCTTTTATAGCCTCATTTGCTTTAGTTGGGCTGCCAAATAGAATTAAAGCTAATTTAGAATCTCTACTAACGTCCCCCGACATTAAAGATCGAATTTCTTCATCAATTAAATCCATAGACATACCTACAGATGAACCCAATGAAGACATTCGCTTAGTCAATTCAATAGTATTCGTACTTATATCTTTTAAGCTTTCACCAAAAGATGTACCTGCCGCATACGCATGACCTATCGCTTGTTGGTAAAAACCGACCATCTGTGAAAATGTAGCTGGAGTCTCTGTAGCTTCTCTACGTATTTCAGCTGACACTTCTTTTGTTTGCTGTTGAGCGACTAAGAATTTAGTTAACCCGTCAACCTCTTTACCGTTAACATCAATAGCGTCAGTCTTAGCTGAAGTTAAGGCCGCCACACCTAATTCCATATTTTCATATTGACGATTAAGTTCAACACCTGCACCCAATGTAGATTTGTAAGCACTAGTAACTGCGAAATAAGCTACAGCCAATGACTCCAATCTACGAATATGTCTAACAACTGTTGTACCTAAAGCTCTACGTTCAGCATTCTCTTTGCGTAGACTACTAGTTTGTTTAGTAGTGGCGGTTGTATTTTTATTCTTAGATGTTGTGTTTTTCTCAATACTACGGGTTAATGTTTCGTAAGAATTTAATGATGTTTTTTGAGTAGCAACATCACGTTTAGCTTCTATGATTTTAGTTTTTAAAGCTCTAGTAGACTTCTTATAAACGGATTCTAATTTTTTCTCTTTAGCTTCGAGTGTCGATAGTTTGGTTGTTTGTTCTTGAGATAATGACCCATTCTTAGCTTTTTCAGCATTTAATACAGCTATTTGTGATTTGACTGTTCGTAGAGTTCTTTCAAAAGCCTTAGTAGATGCTGTATATGTATCTTGAGCTTTCTGAGCCTTTTTAGTAGATGCTTCAAGAGCTAGGAATGTAGCTTCAGCACTAGCTTTAATACCTCTTAACTTTGAATCCATATCGGAAGTGTCGGCTTTGTAAGCAAATACTGTACTATTAGACATAAATCATCCTTTCATTTAATTATGATATTTTACCACAATTAATCTGATTTGTTTTGATACTCAATTAGACTGTCTTCAAAAAGCTTGACTGGATACATCCACCTAGATAAATCAAACTTGTATAATCTTTCAGCTAACATATCCAATTTATATCTATCAAAACCAGTAACGCTAGGTTTCATACCCCCCGTTGTTGTAACTATATTCTGATTCTCAACTAGGAAATTAAATATACGATACACCCATTTCGGGGCATCTGGGAAATATAGAGCATTATTAATAGTTTCATCATCTAAAGCGATAATTTCTTCACGAGAGGTATTCTGTAAGTCCTCTCGGATTTTCATATTGGTTTCATCAAAAAACCAATCTTTAATTAAATATCTAAAGGCTTTCCCATACTTGTATTTTCAACCTCAGTTGTATATGCAAATATCTGTTCAGAAATTAGTTTTATTTCCCAAGGAGTCAACTTATCTCTATCTAGCTGAGTAACTTCCCATAAAACATTATCCATCTCAGTCAATACAGCAATAATTTTATTGGCATTATTTTCGTATTCATCTTCAGGTAAATCCGATTGTCTTGTGTACAACTCATTTAACTCTGAGCCCAAATCACTAAACTTTTCAACTTCCTCGAAATTGGGGAATCTATAATTCTTTGTAGCTGGTGTAACTTTATAATTGCCATCAGCATCTTTTAGTGCGATTATCTTATTTCGCATAGCACTGAAGAAGTCAGCAATCTCTTTAGCAGTAAAGTCTTTTAAATCTAATGACTTCCTAGTAAGAGCTATAGTGACAGCTTCTACTTTTCTTGGTTTTTCTAAATCAACAGCCTTAAATATTTCAGGTTCATCAAACGGAGATTCCCCTATTGTATCCAACACTTCATTTAGCTTCTCATTTAGAACTACTTTTTTTTTATCGTTTTTCATCGTTTTTCCTTTTAAATTTGTCGTTTTTATGAGTTATGGTGAGTGAGGGAAAACGACTAACCCCACCCATACCCACATTATAGCGAAATTGGACTAATTGTTCTCCACTTAATTGAAGACTCAGAACTAGTATCAAATGCACTGAATGGTATAGTTACCATTGTACTCTTCGCAACATCATATTCTTTAAATGTCTTCTCAAGTGTAAATTGTGGAAATTCAATTTCAAGTACACAACCATTTGCTTTGGTAAAGACAAATTTAGCACTCTTAATAGCATGTCCAGCCGCTTCAGCAAAAATTGTAGTATCCATGAGCATCTTGAATGAACCCGATACTTCAACAACACCTATATTCTCAATTTTACTAGAGTTTAAAGCATCTTCTACAGATACATTATTGTTTATTGAAGCATCAAATGCTGTTGTTTTCACAGAAGCTTGTACACCATCTAAATAAAATACACAGTCTTCCAACAAGAAATAATCGCTAATCAGTTCGGTTTCACTAAAGCCCGATTTGTCTGCCATCTTAACATAAGTTCCACCTGCATCAGTAACTAAGATACTGTCTTCTTCTGACATACCCGTTGTAGATATTGAAGATTTCTTTGCGTTCATACCACCAGTTATTGAAATTGGCAAAGTGGCTAAGTGTAGACCGTTAAATCTAGTATATTTTGGACTACTAACCCCACAAGAATCATCATCTTGAACCTCAACACCAAAAGATGTTAGGCAGTCACCACGAACACCACTTTGTTCTTTAAGGAGTGGCATAACAATCCAGCTAACTGACCCATCAGTCACTCTAACACCTCTACCTAAAGCAGAAGTTGTATATGCAGATAAATTAGGTTCAGATGCACTAGTTGTACCCGCTGATCTACAAACTAATGTATGAAGTCCATCACTATGATTTACTAAGTCTCCTAAAGTAACCGCTGTAGTACCACTCCAGGTGTCAGATGTAGCATTAGCTGTTGCTGTTGCATCTCCAATTCCATGTTTACATAAGATTGGTGCATTATCGGTGTTCCAGATCATACCAAGATCTCCACCAATAGTTAATGAACCATAAGCTTTTTGTGAAGCTCCACGACCATTACCCAATTCGTTATTCACTTCACTATTTTGACTAGCTGTGATACCGAAAGACTCAGTTTTAAATGCAAAACAAGTCGGACTTGTCGGTATAATATCAGGTGTTGTTTCAGACCAAATTAATACCTTACTTACTCTATTCCCCATTGTATTTCCTTTTATAAAGTTTTATAATTCTCTAGGGTTAAAGTGACAACAGCTTGAACATCATCAGCTTCCCCTATTTCTGTAACTAGGATGTTTACATCAACTATACGTAATATACACACCCCACCTAAATCTCCAGCTAATAAACCTTCCCGTATTATATCTAAAGCTTTAACAGCTAGTGCTTCAACAACACTAGAGTCATTATATACAGTGATATTATCTGAATCTATGATAGGCTCAGAAGTACCATCTATAGCAATGACGTATTGTACAACCCAATTAGAGTTAGAACCCTCATTGTCTTGCGAGTTGAATTTATAAGATATGAATGAAGGTGTAGCTTCAACTTCCTTACTCAAATCAGAACCTCTATAGTAGTTCATATCAGCACCAATGGTATCTGTTACTAATGTCTGAAATTCAGTAGATGTTGCAACTTGTCGCACTACAAAATCCTGAACATCAGTCAAAGTTATTTCAGTAATCATCTTAAACCACCTTTCTTCGTCTGACTTTAACATCAGCCCTATTCACAGCCTTATGTAACAAACTGTTATATCTGTTTGTCATAGCATCAACCATAGCTGCTTTTGACTCAGAGTAACCCTGTTCCATGAAACCATAACCCTTATATTTAGTATGCTTAGTCCCAATCTGGTTCTTAGCACGTTCATAATCGGGTAATTGCTTATCTAAGTATCCACCAAAATTTAACTTATGTATAATACTGTGAGTCTTCTTACCTACAGAGTTGATTCTACCTAACCGACCAGTAACAACACCACCAGTACGTTTATTGGGGGTAAATGATTTATGTCTACCACCAATAGTAACTACCATAGATTTTTCATTAAGGTATGAGGTTATCATATTCGACATAGAATCTGGATTTGCAGATGAACCTGTGGTTTGGTTTATCCTCAAACCAAGTTCACGTAGTTCACCTTTCTTAACAGTCATTTTACCGTTACGGTATATTTGATGCCAATTATGACTACTACGTTTCATAGCATTTCTAGCATTTTTCTGTAGAATAGAACCAGCTACACTTAAAACTTCAAGTGCCATACCGTGACTTAATAATTGAATCTTCTCCAACATTGGAGTAGTTCCATCAAATATTTCAATACGGACACTCATCGCTCTCGCCTACCTGAACGTGAGCTGGAATGTCTAGCTCCTGTACTACAAACTATATCATACGGATTTACACCTTCAAGCATTTCAACATTCCAATTCACACCTTCATAAACGATAGTGTCACCTTTAACAGGTCTTGTGTCTAAAAATACAGATAAGAAACTCATACTATCTTCAAAAACTTGATCTTTTTCATTTAACTTAATGAAACTGCCATTTTGTGCGAAAGCATTTACGGAAGGGATTGTTGTATTGGTTTTGCGGATGGTGTATGTGATTGAAACACCCCAACCATGTACATGATTAACTACTTGCTTCTCAATGCTATTAGATAGGGTGTTTAAATCCATTACTTAACCTTTGATTTTTGCTCTTTCACACACTTTTGATTTTCAGTTAAATCTTTAAAGATAGAACTACTAACATTCAACTTATCGCCTTTACTATACTCAATATTGTTAACAATACCTGGTTTTGTAAAAACTACACGTTTCATATTATTTCTTACCTTTAGTTGCTTTAGTTTGTGTTTGAACTTTAGTAGCAACAGCCACCTCAGAAACTTCAATGGCTTCAGCTAGACCTTCATTAACTAATGACTCAGCTATTTCAACTGTGATTGTTTTTGTAGGGATGTCTACAACATCTCCATAATTACAACCACCTGTTTGACATAATAGTTTAATCTTTTTCATCGTTTTTTACCTTTTTAACCTACCGCTATTAAGCGATAAGTGTAGCTTTGATTGAAACAAAAGCTTTCGGTTGGTTCATTGTCAACAATGGACTTGAACGGTAGTAACGTTTCACACCTACAGGGTCTTTTTTAGTTTCCCCATCAATATGTTCCTTACCTTCAAACATTGAAATTTCAACATTCTCACCTTCTCCAGTAGCTACTGGGATGTAACCATAATGACGTTGAGCATTTTCTTCATTATTACGTTTAAAACCTACAACGTAGTTTTTATCCATATAATATATGTCAGATGAACCATCGTTGTACTGATCTAGTTCAACATAGACTTCAATAACTTTACCATAATCTCCAGCAGTAGTACCTACGAAAATTAATGTATCAGTTGATTTTGACATTTTCTCAGCATTAGCTGCATTTGTGAAGTTAGCTTTTTTACCAGTAGTCGTGTTATCAGTTGTCAACACTTTTGGATGTCTGATAAACGCTTTATGAGCCTCAAAACCTAAAATAACAGTGTCAAAACCATATTTACCCATGTTTAATGAATAATTTTCAAGTTGTTCAATTGGATTAGAGTTTGTAGTATCAAACCATTGGTACTGTCCAGCAGTAGCATTGTCATTAACAACTTTATTAGTAAGACCAAAATCTAATTCATCTGTAGGTAGACCATCAGCAGAAACCACCAATTTACCAGTAACTAACACATCATACGCAGACTTCTTCATAAGACGTTCAGCACGAAGTTTTAGTTTACCAAAACCTTTCATTTCATTTTCAACACTTCTTTGAAGTCCAGCAGAAATACCTTTTTTATCTCCGTATACAGTTTCACCTATACGTTTTTTACCAAGATTTTTAGGTGCATCAGTAATTGATTCATTAATCTCCATAGGATTAACTGTGATAGTTTGGAAACCATCTTTACCAACAACTCCAGCTTGTGCATCAAAAGAACCTTTTGTTGCAATCTCAATACCAGCGTTATATCTATCAAACTCAATTTTCTTTGAAGCATGAGTATATTCCGCTGGGAATATCATATTAACTGCTGTCATATCAACAGTTTCTAAAACAGCTACTGCTGCAATAATACTTATTTTTACCGCCATAATTTTCCCCTTAATCCATTAAAAAGATGTTTTTAGCATCTAGTGCATCACGAACTTCAGCATCTGTACCAGTACCGAAATCAACTTCTGTAGCTTTAATGTCAGCATCACGATAAGCCCATCCTACTACATCTCCAGCAGAAGCATCTACATCTTCATACATCACTGTATATGGAACTTTTGTTGTCAAAAAACCAACTACTTTTGTAGTAGCTACGTCATCTAAACGAACTAAATCCCCACGAGATACAGTCTCTCCACTTTTTACAGTTACTTTTTTAAGTTTTCTAACCGAAACATCTAAATTATCTAATGTTTCTACGTTTGTAGTCAAAGGCATTTAAGTCTCCTTACTTTTTGTTTACACTAAGTGACTTAGCATAAGCCATAGCTTCTTCAGCTTCATCTTTAGCTTCAGTATCATCTTGAACATCAGCACCATTACCTAAATCAACACCTACGCTTGTAGCTCCAGTTGACTTTTTAGCATTTAAAACTACTAAAGCCGCAGCTTCTTGAGTTCCAGCTTGAACCATAGCAATAGCTGTAGCTTTATCGACATTATGTTCAAATGCCATACCAATAATACCATCTATAGCTGCGATTTTTACATTTGCATCATCTAAACTAGCAGTAACAGTTGCTACTTTCTCGTTTAACCCCGCAATTGTACCATTAACCTCATCTTTTTCAGCCGATAAAGCTGCCACAGATGCGTTAGCTTCGTCTAACTGAGCTTGAACAGCATCAAGGTTTTCTTGAGTAACTTTCATTGAGTTATCCTCTATTTTTGATTCTATTTTATCGGCTGAATTACCTGTGGGCATAGTTGCCACGGAGTTATTATAACTTGTTAAAGATTCTATGATTGATAAACCAAGAGCATCCGTACCAGTTATCAACCCACCTTCATGGAATTTAGATATTACATCTTCACGACTAAGACCTAAGTATTCAGATACAGAATTTATAAATACAGCCTCAAGTGACGTTAAATAACGCTTCACTTCATTCTGACCTTCTTCAGTCTTAACGTCAGGTCTTTTGTTCTTAGCATTCTCTGATACAATTTCTTTCCAAATTATACCATAAGTCGCCCAATATTTTTCATCATCAAATATTGAAGTAACTACACCAATTGAACCTAATACGGTTGTAGACTCAGCATACCTAGTCCCAGCGGCAGAATAAACCCACATAGCGGCACTAGCAACCATACCTGTAGCGTAAGCTTCAATATGCTCTCGGTTCTCAAATATCTTATCTGCTAAATTAGAGGTTCCACTAACTAAACCACCACCAGAATTAATAATAAGTTTTACTTTTTTACCTTCCGCCAATGTTTCATCAATAGCTTCAATAACTTGTTCAGTAGAAGTAGCATAACCACAATCTGTTATCCAGGATTTTTCACGTAACATCATACCTGTGATATATATTGTGTTAGCTTCAGTACCGTAGGTGCTAATTGCTGTGTTTTTTTCTTCTAAATTATCAAAGTCATAAGCCTTTTCATCCATACCTAACATGAAGAAGTTCCTCATACTATCAGCACTTGCGTAAAAGTTCTCAGTAGCTAATGCTAAGAAATGTTTATTCATAATTTTCCTTTATATGTAATTGTAACATAATATTAAATCATCTCACTAAATTCTATATTACAACCAGCGGATTTATTAGCCCCATCTGGTTTTATACTAACTATTATATAGCTATCACTAGTTACAAAGAATGGAGTAGTCTCTGGATTAGGATTAGGTATAACAGCTGATTGGTCTATCTCACGTCTACTGGCATGAAGCAATCTCATACTGTTAACATCTAGTTGAAATGCTGTTTCTAAAGCACTACCTACTCCACCAACAAGATACTCAACATAACTATCAGAGGACTTAATCCATCCAGTTAATGCTGCTAAGTTTGGAACGTAAACACCTCTACTAGCACTTACCACAGTGAATGACTCATCTTTACAGAATGTAGTTATAGCATCCATTACAGTGTCTCTAGAGTAACAAACAGCATTGGTACCACTTACATCAGGTAATCCAGTTACAGGGTCTACAAGTTCTCCATAGTTAATCTTTTTAGGTAGTCTCATAGCTATTACTGCTGTTCCTCTATCTTCTGTATTGGTAACATTAATTAAACTTGTACCAGTAGATATAGAACCATAATATCTAGTATCTATATCTCCACCTTCAGAACTAATCTCAGCACAACCACTTCTAAGTACAACCTCATCTCCTTGGTTAATACATTCAAAGCTTATAGGTAATGATGGATTCTCTAAGTGAGGATAATCTAATGTACCTATATACTCTCTCTCATATATAACTTGCTTATTGAATAATACTTTATAGTTGCCTATACCTCTCCATTCCATCTGAATATCCCATAGGTTACCTTTTGAAATATCTGCTCCTGATGGAAGCATAGATGTTATATTAACCCTATCATCTTTCCAATGATTCTTAACAACAAAATTAACCGTATAACTAACTCCATTACCAATAAGTTCTAAGAACACTCCATTACAAGGAATGAATGTACCCCACATCCTAGTACCTTGAGCAGTAGGATTAGGTAGTATAATAGAAGATGCAAACATGTATCCTCTATTAGCTTGATACCTTGCATGTTGTAATGTTCTTACTTGATACCTATCATTAAGAGTAGTACCTGAAGTTAGTTCTAGTGAACCCTTTACAGATGTAGCATTAGTAAATCCAGCTTGTTCTACATAATCTAATACACCATCATATTTCATTTCTTTGTTACCACGTTGAGGGACATCATAATTCCACATCATAGACAATATAGTTTTATCTTGTATGATCTTTTGATGACCAAATGCACCTATAGATAAATCATTCCTACCTAATTTTACATTACCACCATTAGAAGGTTTATATGAATATTCACTATCGTTACGCAATATAGCTAATGTACCATTTTGTTCAGTCTCATACAATCTCACATAAACCGACTGTTGTAAGTCCTCTATATAATCTGATGGGTTTAAAAAGAAACCTCTAGATATTGAAGCATTATCAATAAAGCTATATTCAACTCTAACATCGGTTGTGTTTTGTATTGAATATGAAAAAGAGGTGTTGGTTATCTCTTTCCAGGAACGACCACTTTCAATAGTGATATGTTCAGGAGTCAGCATCTTTTTCAACCTTATCTTCAACTACTTCCAAGTTCATATCTTTACGCATGGTATTTTCAAGAGCTTCATCTTCAAGAATTTCACGTAAAACATCTTCATAATTACGTCCACGTCTACGACAAATTTCTCGTCTTGAAATAGTCCCATTAAGTAACTTAGTTTCATCAGCCTTACTTGTCTTTGAAGGTTCTATGTCAATTTCAGTTACACGCATGACTTCAAACTTCATATATTTTGAAGGGTCAGTATAAAAGTTAGGTAATTTTAACTTACCACTATCAACACCAGCTGTCACAGAACGTTTTAATATAGGGAAAATGACCATATTATATAAGTCATCGAAGTCTGCGTTCCATTTTATCTGTGCAAAAGCCATCATAGCCTTTATCGAAGAATAATTAGAATCACTTGAGTCTTGATAAACAACTTGTGCTGATAGACCTTGACTTGCTGACATATTTTGTTTTAGAGCTTTATTTAAATTTGGATATATTGATGCTGAAAGGTTCTCAGTTTTAACTATATCATCCCCAAGTGGAATTGCAGTTAAACCACTAGGTTTTATACCAGCTTCACCAATCTTTTTCATCAAAGTAGATAATTGTGTTTTCCTAGTAACATTATCTTTTTCACTCTGTACTATTTTTAAAATGTCATCGTACATACTAGTTCGCCAATATCTACCTGCTTTTGAATCTTCAATTACCTTAGTTAATTCAGCATCAGTATATCTATCCATCTTATCTATAGTAGGTAAAATTGATGATAGTTTAGATACGGCTGTGTATTGTGATAAAGAAATCCATACAGGAGAGTAATAAATGAAGTTATCGTATGAAATTAAAGTAGAATTTTGCCTCTCTTGATCATCGTAGATATAAATACCTACAATTTGACCAAACTTATCTTTCTTTAATCCATTTAATACATTTTCCTGATTCATATCCTTACTTATATCAATCATTCCAGTTTCAATAAGTTCAAATTTATAAGGAATTTGCCAATCTGGATTTATGTGATGTCGTAATAAAAAGCCACCATCTTTAGTAGTGAATCTAACCATAGCTCTCAAAGCTGAGTTTAGATGGAATCTACCTGTTATTTCACAGTCTAAACTCCAATCGGATATATGAGATTCAATGTTAGTGTTTATATCATCAGAATCTTTAATTCTACTTTGGATATTTACACCTGAACCTATAATACCATTTATATCAGCACTAACTACAGCACCAATATCTGTACCATTGGCATCTAACCAACGTACAACCTCTCTAGTTTTTCTAGCAAAGTTTATATCTATTCGTTCAATGTCATCATCAGTAATAGGTTCATTAGCTACAATTTCAAGACTTGCCGCTTTCGTATACCCAAATCGGTTTAGCAGTGAATCAAGTGTTGTGTGGAAATTAAAATAACTAGACATCGTACATACCCCATGTAGCTAATTTGTTTCTTAGTTCAGTTCTTTCTTTCTTAAGTTCAGATAACTTAGCTTGTTCAACAGCAAAACCTTGAGAACCACCTTTGCGGAAGCTCTGACCACTTTCTATAATATTCTTAATAGAAGCTTCAACTACTGTCAAGTCTGCGGTTAATCTCGCAACCTCTGTTTCTTTAACTGTCATAAGAAAAACCTTTTTACAAAATTATACCATAATTTACATACCTAACAAGCTCATGGCATCTTCAAAATCTGTTTTGTCTGGTTTTTGAGCAAGACTGACATTATCCATTAATGCACAAGCCATAGCAGCTACAGAACAGTCCCATAAGTGATTATCAACACTATTGTTTATCTTCTGCCAACTTTGAGTTGTGTCAGTTTTACCTGTTTTAGGGTTAGTATAATATATAAATTGTTCAGATGTCATTTGTCTCTCGTAATCTATAGATACACTACGTTCACGTGATTCAGCTTTCAGAACTATATCCTCATTTATAAAGAATAATCTTTTGAAAGCATCCACATAACCATCTTCATTCTTAGCCTTTTTAACACCTCTATCTATAAAGTTCTGTAATTCATTCTTCAGTAATGTATTATTCAATTTTACAGCTTGTACTGGTGTATCTCTACGATCACCTGAAGTTATATCTTTAGTTAATGTTGTGTAATACCACAATCGACCTGAAGTGTCATTTTGAACACCCATAGATGGATATAACATACCTTCCATACCGTTCTCAACAATCATCTTCTCTATCCATAGGTCGACTTCAACGGTTCGCTCTCTTATACCCATTCTATCTATCATGGTTTTATCTATAATGTACGTTTTATCATATTTATCTTTGAATCTGTAACCCATTAGTAGCTCTAACTCATCAAATGTCTCTACGAAACCATGTAATATAGTGTGCATACGCATACCATATTCAAATGCTGTAACTTTAAACCAGAATCCAGTCTTCTGAGTATCTATTGTCAGGTATAATTTGTAAGTATCTTCTGGTATTTCCTTCTCAGAAAGTTTGTTCGAAAGTAATAAAATATCGTTTTTACTAATCTCAACCGTATTATTTTTGTAAAATTCATTAAAATATCCACGGTATATCTTATCTAATAGTGTCCCTGTAATGGGGCTAAACTCAGCATCAATCAATAACTCAACAATATCATCTAATGGTGTGAAAAACATAGCTAAGGCATTAGCTCTATAACCAATAGATAAACCTTTAGATGTACCTTTTGTAATATTCCATCTAAAACCACCATTCAATAGTTCTTTATCTCTAAGCTCAGATGTTATATTACACCCACAGTTGGGACATTCCAAAGAAACTGTTTTCATAGCTTCAGATTTGTAAGTGGCTTGTTCTAATACCGTTTCAGTAGGTTTACCATAAGACTCAATAGACATATAATTTAAATGTCCAGATTCAGGATAGAAATATTCACGACATGAATAACAACGTATTTCAAATTGCTTGTGGGTATCACAAGATTCATGTTGTGTATTAATCTCATCATTAGGAGATTCCATTGTGGAAACTAGTAATATCTTTCTAAAGAACTTACTATAAGATTTAGTTCTCTCTATAGATTCAGATACAGCACCAGCTTCAAACTCAGCAATCTCATCTGCATAGAAATACTTAATAGATAAAGACTTTCTATCTCCACGACTAGAGCCAGTTACAGATAACCCACCCCCAGCTACACGAATCTCACTACCCCTATTTCTCAATTTCTCGGTAGATGTATAATCCATAGTCTTAGTTTTAAGAGACTTAATACCATTTAAAAATGGGTTTAATTTTTTATCTAAATATCTAGGTATAGCAGTAGCAGTTGGTATCATTAATTGACACGGTGTTGGGTCTGTATCCAATTCCTTAGCTACCATGTTGAACAAAGTGACAGTCTTAGCGGTCTGAGATGACCACATTAAAACTTGTTTGTATACTTCAGGTCTATCTCTGTCTTCAAAAACCTCTAATACGTGAGGTGTATATCTCAATCTCATATTACCTGAAATTGGAGATGAGGCTGAATCTAACTTCACATTCTCTTCAACCCATACACTTGTTGGCTTAAATGGATTCCACTTGTAAATCTTCTTAACACGAACACCCGAATATGTTAGACCTATTGATTCATCGACCATTGGACTTAGACCTCTCATATATAGTAACTACATGACCTTTGACATTAGTTATTTTATGCATATCTTCAATACGAGACGCATAATGTTCATCTAGTATCTTAGTAATTTCATGTTTAGGTTTATTCTCAAGTAACATTGGTAATAATTTTAAATCACCACGATATTGAGCCACATGTACAGCACCTATCTCAGCTAAAGCTTTGTCGGTATCTTCAGCAGGTATCAATTTACCAGTTAATTCTTTATGTTTAATCTCTTCGTTTAGAACTTTTTGTATCTGCAATCTACGGTCAGCTTCATCTTTAGATACTTCTGAAAGATCTAAGTCAGATTCATCATCAAAATCCCTTTGTGTCTGTTTAATTATAGAAGACTTACCTTTTACATTTTCTATCTGCCAGTTAATAACATCTATTAAATTGTAAAGGTTTAGATTATGTACAGTTATTGGGTCTAATGGTAAACCTTTCTCTCTCCACAACCTAATTGTTCTCCCACTGACTCCATAAAAGTCCGATAAGAATTTTTCAGTAACTAAAACCTTAGCTCCAACCATGAAGCATTCTGTTTGACGTATATCTAACTCAGGGAAGGCATCTTGTACCTTCTTTAGATTTCTACTTTCTTTCTTTGACATCATTTCTTCTTCTGTTTTAATATTCGAGGTTCACCCTTTAACTCTAATATAAAATTAACTGCTTTTAACAGTTCATTGAAATCTACTCGGTCTAATAATAAATTAATAGCTGCTTGTTTATACCGTTCTGGGGTATTATATTTAACTTTATAACAAGCTTTTGCCGTGATTTCCATATACTCGGCTATTTCAGAGTGGTTAACATAATTAAATACGCTCACATCACAGTCCTCATTTGGGGTAATTAATTGGAGAACTATATCATAACTTACCCCATTTTGTCATAATTTACCCCAATATAGGGTAATATTTTGCTATATGTAGGAAATTGATTGTGAAAAATTGAACCAATATCTAAATACACGGCATCGCCAACC